GTTAATAGTAAGAACTCCGGATCCGGCAGTATCACCAACACTAAACGTGATTGAGTGAGCATGTTTCGCAGCTCTTGGCATGGTTAAATCTCCGGGAACTACCTTATTATTCGCAGCAATTTCGTTAAGATATTGACCAGGAATCCAAGATAGGCGATATTTACCACCATGAAATCCACTTACAATTGGTTTAACATGGACGTTAATTGAACCTCGCCACCATCGGGCCGGGAAAGTTACAAAAGACAAAAAAGTATGTTCCATTGTGACAAGCATGGGTCCTTGTGTTTCCGTTACTACAGGGTAGGCTTTGACATTAGTTGGGGCTACATGCCAAGTCCAAAGTACGGTTCCGGGATCTTGTGTATTAGTAATCTTCACTGTATCCATATAATATGGTTGTCCAGCAATACGATTAATTTGCATTTCGGTCTCGTCCGCGCACATACTTTCATAACGGGCATCAATATGGTTCGCAGGTTCTAAGGCAAGTGTTCGACCACCTTCAATTCCACTACCATGAGCAAGCTCAGCCCAAGTGGGTTGAACTTTCTCATTGGCAGCGATAGTTGCTGGCTTAGCCCATCCAAACTGTTCAGCTACGTTTCCTATTACTGAAGCGATTCCACCTATTACAGCGGAAGGGCCAGCGGTGACGGGGAAAAAGGTACCTATCTTGGCTATTTGGCTTACGCCTTTAGCCATCTGGGTAACAATTCCTCCTGAGGATCGTTTAGCTTGCTCAGGTGTGGGCTTAACATGCATGCGAACTTTATTAGGGTGTACAGACTTTGCATAAGCTAAATCTAATTCTAAATTCCTAATCTTTTCTTCCGACTCAGCAATCTCATCTTTTTCAGTTTGTTCAGTAAAAATTTTACGTTCTTCTTCCATACCGCCACTAGTATAAGGTCCACCGGACGCATATATTCCCCAATCATGAATAAGTAAATTAAACAAATCCTGATAGGTTGGAACAGTTGCGTTACCAATGATAACAGTAGTGGTAGGTTGTTTGAATCCCATAAAGGTATTACCAGACAACTCTACTTGAGTGAGCTTAGGCCAGATCGAGATGGTTATCTTCTCTAAATTTTGTCCTTGGCCAAGTGGTGTCATAAGCATGATCCCAACTTGACCTATTCTTGGTTTGTAAAAAGCACCTACTCCATAATGAGAGAGATCAATGCGTCTTTCTGGCCAAAGAAAAGGAACAGTTATTTTACAGGTTTCTTCTTGTTTTAACTCAAAGAAAACTGCATTTTTCATAGATGCAAGATAACCTAGGGTACAATTAGAAATATCATCAGCATTTGCAAGACGACGGGAGGGGGGAATATAAAATAAAACTGCTAAACCATAATGAAATGCGGTAGCAGTAACACGCACTTCAATTTCGGGGGTACAACGAAGGAACTGGAAGCCTCTACACTTTCCCCATATAATAGGATCCGTGAGGACCTCATCAATGGGGTCAGCTAACCAAATTACTTGACCTACTTTGGTAGTAGCATCAACGTCAACTTGGATACAGTCGGGGCGTTCAAAGAAACTTTCCAGCGTATTATGTTGAAATTCCGGAGGGTCATTTGATTGTGACGAGGATTGCTGTTGACCTACAGCAGGTTCTTCGCGGAACTGAGTGAGCTCATGTTGAACAACAGGAGCTTCATCAGCTGCCATTGCCGATACTGTTGTATCTTCCATCATGTGCATTCTTACGCGCGTCATATGACGCCCGGTGATGCACTCAACCGCAGTTG